AGCTGGGACACGGCGCTGTCTGAAAAGGAAGAAGCCGCCTACAGCGCATGCTGCACGTTCGGCGTGTTCAAGGAAAAGACGGGCATGCCGGCGGCCATGCTGCTGAACTGCGGGCGCTGGAGAATGGAGTACCCGGAACTACGCAAGCTGATGCAGAAAATGGCTAACAACTATTTGGACGACGGCACCCTCAGCGCAGACGAGATAGGTGAGTACGGCGGCAAGCCTGACATGACGCTAATCGAGCACAAGGCATCTGGTATATCGCTGGTTCAAGACCTGATGCGTGCTGGCATCGTCGGCGTGAATAAATTCGACCCGACAAAGTTTGGCGACAAGATCGGCCGTGTTCGCGCGATCAGCCATCTGCTGGAGAACGGCCGTGTCTGGGTTCCCACTGCGGGCGCGGCGTCTAATTACGCCACGTCCTGGGGCACGCTGATGATCGAGCAGGCGTGTCTGTTCCCCAAGGCTGAATCGCGCGATCTGGTGGACGCCATGACACAAGCGTTGCTGAAGCTGAGCGCCAGCGGGTGGGTTCTTCACAGCAACGATCCGGTGTCGGAGCCGGATTTCAAGGAAACCTTGCGTCGCGCCGGTCGGTTGGATTACGCTAGTCCTTACTAGGCTACGCAACGCATCGCGCGGTACCGCGTGGCGACACGCCGCTGGGTAACGCCGCGCCGCGCAACGTTCCGCATCACAACTCTACGCATCGTTCGGGAACAGGTCGGTTAACGCCGGCCTGTTTTCGTATGCAAGCATGCTTGACAAGCTGTAACCATGATGCCATGTTGCATTCTGTCAGCGCGGCGGCGCTCTGCGGCGCAACACACGGCGCCATATCGCACTTTGCCGCGCCGCGACGCGACGCGTCGCATCGCGACGCCGTGCAACGTCTTTAACCAGGAGTTAATCATCGTGAAGATCGCAACCGCCACTCTCGAAAGCATCAGCCCGTACTCGCAGTCCCGGCACCACACGACTGAGCACTTGGACCGCGAGCTTCCCAACGACTACGAGAAGCGAACGTGGCGCAACCGGCTCCACGTTGACGACAACGGCAACGTGTTCATCCCGCCGATGGCATTCAAGAACTGCCTGTCGGAAGCGGCTAAATTCATCAGCATGCCTGTGCGTGGCAGGGGCAAGGCGACCTACACCAAGCACTTCGAGGCTGGCGTGTTGGTCATGGAGCCTGTGCCGCTTGGCGTGAAGGCTGTCGATGTCGAAGGTGAGTGGCTGTTCTTGCCGGCCGACGGTAAGCGTGGCAGCGGCAAGCGTGTTGACAAGCGATATCCGTTGATCAGGGCGTGGAAGGGCGACGTTAACTTTTACGTTCTGGACGAGATCATCTCGCAGGATGTGTTCAAGCAGCATCTGGAGGCTGCCGGCAAGTTCATCGGCATCGGTCGCTTCCGCCCCCGCAATAACGGATTTTACGGCCGCTTTGAGGTCAAGGGGTTGGCGTGGGTTGACGGTTAACCGCGCTACGCAGCGCATGGCGCCGCCACGCAACGCATCGCAACGCATCGTTTGGCCGTGCACCGTAGTGCGCCGCGTCTTCAGGCGTCGCCACGCATCGCTCGGCCCCGTAGTGCAACGCAACGGAGTTCTTCATGACTGAGCACACGTCAAACTTCGAGCTATCGCTGGATACGCGAACACTGATTGAGCGGCTGTCTAAGGCCGTCGTCGGCGAAACGGTCGAGTACCTGGAGCTTACCGGGCTTATCGGACGGAACATTCAGGCCGATGCTCGGTATGTGTTGCTGTCCGCGTTGAACCACTGCCTGAACGATGGGCTGGTGTTCGGCACGGTGCGTAAGGTCGGTGTCAAGCGCCTGTCTGATATCGAGATCGTCGGGGCAGGCGAGCGCGCGTTGCCGGCGATCAGACGCACCAGTCGCCGCGCGATGAAGCGATTGTCCCAGGTGCAGGACTTCACGGCCATGCCGCGCGAGAAGCAGCAGCGCCACAACGCTCTGGCGTCGGCTCTGGGGGTGATCGCGCATTTCACCAAGGAGAAGCAGGTTGCCCAGATCACGGGGGCGATCATCAAGGAAGGCGTGCGGGAGCTTCCAGTCCATCGAACGCTGGAACTTTTCGCCAAGAAGTGACGCTGCGAGGCATCACGACGCGGCGCGCTGTTAGGCTTGGCAGCGCGGCGCTAGGCATCGCAACGCCCCGCATCGCCACGCGACGCAACGATTTGATTTGTAGATTTTCGGCGCCGCGCCACGCCGCGCATGGCATCGCGTCGCTCCGCCGCGCAACGCAACGCCCCGCAACGATTGATATTCAGGCACGGGTGACATAGGGTTTACGGGTTCCGTCGCGCGTGGCTGCGTCTGGCATGGCGACACGCCGCCGTGCATCGCCACGCGACGCGTCGCAACGTATCACAACGCACCGCAACGGACAGCCCCGAGGCGAACAGCTTCCGGGCTGTTGCGCTTGACGCGTTAACACTTCGCATCTATGGTGCCAGCCCATCGCCTACCCACTAGGGCTGGGACATGGTTGCGCGCGCAGCGCCTGACGAAGACATTCAAGTTCTGCTGGACGGCGGCCCTCCCGAGGGGATGCCGGTTGACGATGCCGTTGTCCTCGAAGGCGAAGACGGCGGCGCTGAAGTCGTTTTCAACCCGCTAGACCCGGCCATCGACCCGTCCAATATCGCGCATGACGCGAATCTAGCCGAACACTTGGACGAGACCGAATTGGACGGGGTTGCCAGCGAATTGCTGGAGGCCCTGGACGAAGACTGGTCGTCTGCCGCGCCCTATCGGAAGATCGTCAAGGACGGCATGAAGTTTTTGGGGCTGACCTACGAGGTCCGGTCCCAGCCGTTCCAGGACGCCTGCGGTGCTTACGACGCGCTCCTGATGGAAGCCATCGTCCGGTTCCAGGCCACGTACCGAGGGGAAATGCTGCCGGCCGCCGGGCCGGTGCTGACCCAGATTATCGGTGAGGAAACGGATGCGATCCAAGAACAGGCAGGTAGAGTCAAGGATTGGTTTAACTATTTCTTAACAGAAGTCGCAACCGAATACTATCTAGACACAGACAAGATGGCTTTTGCTCTTGGGTGTTGGGGGTCAGTATTCCGCAAAGTCTATATAGACCCTCGTCTTGGCCGTCCGACTATTCCGTTTCTCACACCTGAGTTCTTCATCGTTAGTTATACGACGACCAGTTTGCTTCAGTGCCCTCGTTCCTGTGAACTAATCCCGTATACGCCGCGCGAAATGATCGCGCTCCAGTTGAAAGGCTTTTACCGCGACGTGCCGCTGGCTGAGCCGGACGAGGAATCTCCGTCTGGCATGACCTCGCCGCCCAAGCACGACGCGCTAATCGGCATTGTCCAGGAACTGGCACGCGGCGACGACCGCCACTGGGTCGGCGAGTTCCACGTCGATTACGACCTGCCGCAGTTCGAGCATACGCTGGAAGGCACGGCCACCGGCATGCCGCTGCCATACGTGATCAGCATAGACCTTTACTCTCGTAAGGTTTTGTCGATCCGGCGCAACTGGGAGGAAGACGACCAAAACTTCCAGCGCGTGCAGCATTATGTTTCCCACGAGATGATCCCCGGCGAGGGGTTCTACGGGTACGGCTACATCCATCTTCTTGGCGGTGCTGCGCGCGCTTCTACGATGATGCTGCGCCAAAACGTCGATGCCGGAACTCTTGCGCTGTTCCCCGGCGGCCTTCGGGTCAAGGGCGTGCGCACCGAGAACTCGGAACTGCTCGTAGGCCCTGGGCAGTTCCCCGAGCTTGAGACCGGAGGCATCCCGATTCGCGATGCCGTGATGCCGATGCCCTACGCCGGGCCGTCGGAAGTATCGATGCTTCTTCGCGACAAGTTGCGCGAGGAGGCCCGTTCACTGGCTGCCAACGCCGAAATCGCCGTGGGCGACGGGCGTCAGGATGCCCCGGTTGGCACCACCGTCGCGCTTCTGGAGCAGGCTACGAAGGTGCAGTCAGCGATAATGAAGCGCGAACGGGCGGCACTCAGGGACGAGTTCCGCTTGCTAGGACGCATTTTCGCCCAGAGCCTGCCGGATGCGCCCTATCCCTTCCCGGTACGCGGTGGCCAAGCCGCCATCATGCGTGCCGACTTCAGCGACAAGATCGACATTATCCCGGTAGCCGACCCTAACATCACCAATTCTGCCCAGCGCCAGCTACGCGCCGAGGTGATCCTGCGGCTCGCTACGGGCATGCCTCAGGCTGGCTGGGACCAGCGCGAGGTGGTTGCCAACCTGATGCGCGAGCTTCAGGTGCAGAACATCGACAAGATTCTGCCGCCCCCACAGCAGGCGCAGCCGCTCGATCCTGTCAGCGAGAACCAGCTAGCCATGGTCGGCAAGCCGGTGGTTGCCGCCGAGTACCAGGACCACACCAGCCACATCATGGTCCATCAGGCGGTCATGGAAGCGACCGGCATGCTGGCGCATATCCAAGAGCATTTCGCGCAGAAGTTCCGCATGGATATCCAGCTAGCCATGGGCCAGCCGCTGCCGCCCCTTGGGCAGAAGATGCCGCCGGAGATCGAAAACGAGATCGCCATGCGTGCTGCGCAGGCCGTCCAGGTGATGAAGCAGCAGATGGCCATGCAGCAGGGTGGCGGCGGTATGGACCCCGTGGCCGTGGCCATGGAGCAGGTCAAGGTGGATATGGAGAAGGTGCGCCAGAAGGCCGCCGCCGATCAAGCCAAGACCAGCGCCGCCGTCCAGAAAACCGCGCTCGATTTTGCCGCCAAGGTGGCGGACATCAAGGCTCGCAAGGATATCGCCAAGCTTAACGCGTTCGTTGATCTGGTTGACAACGAGAAGCCAGTACCCGGTGGTGCTGGCCAAGTGTGGGAGAGGTAGATGAAGTCAGGTGGAATGCGTCCGAAAATGGCTCGCAAGGCTGGTGGCGTTGATGCGCCGCGTACGCCGATCCGTGGCGCGATGGAGAGCGTCAGGCCCGGCGTAGCGAAGAAGTTCGCGGCCGGTGGCGCTGCCAAGGAACGTCTCGGCGAGCTTAAGACCGGTAAGGTGACGCGTGGCTAATACACGCGAAGCCGATGTAGGCAATACTAGGAACTCCTACAGGGTGCCAGCGAGTCAGTGGCGCAAATGGCAGCCCCCTGCGCGCGTCACGTTTAACTATATGTATACGCTGATGCGGGATAATCCGAGCCTGTTTCAACATCCTAAGCATCCGCTGCACCCGAAGACGGTTCGGACGGCGGCCTGGAATACGGCGTGGATGGCGGCGGATTGTGTCCGTGATGCGCTCAAGGTGACCTGATGTCTGCCTACGAGTTCCGCGACAAGGTAAACGAAGCTATCGATAAGAAGATGGGCGATCTGGCGACTATCGTTGTCAACGGCACGCCGCCGAGTATGGAGGCGTACAAGTTGATCGTCGGCCAGATGAAGGGGCTGTCGATGGCCAGGGAAATCATCACCGAGACCTTCCGCAAGGTCTACGAGGTGAGGAAAGTAGGGTTGAGCAATGACGATAATTCCAATCAAGCTGCCGACTGAAGACAAGAAACCGCCGACAGCTTTGGGCTACTACGTGGCGGTGGAAATCTGGGTGTCGCCGGACAAGATCGGCAATGTCCATATTCCATCGGCTGTCCAGAAAGAAGACCTGTACTCGCGTCCTGTTGGGCGCGTGATCAGCGTCGGTCCGGATTGTTACAAAGGCGATTTATATGTGAGCGGCCCGTGGTGTGCCGTCGGCGATTGGGTGCTGTTCGACCGCCCTGCGTCTATTGCCTGTAACTATTTTGGAACGGCTTGTTGCTTTGTACCGGACAACAAGATCGTGGCCAATATCCCCGATCCTAATCAGTACAAGAAGATCAACGCATGAGCACCGAAACCAAGACGGCTGAAGCGGAGCCGCAACTTCCGCTTGCCCCGCCCGTAGAGCAGCAGGAAGGCCAGGGCGAGCAGCTTGCTCCGGCCGACGTTGCCATCGAGGTAGAGGAAACACCTGCGGCGCGTGCGCCAGAGCAGCCGAAGCAGCCTGCACCGCAGGAACAAGAGGAGGAGGTGGTTGTCGATTCGGCACCCACGTCCCCGCCGGGTTATGTGCCGCGCAAGCATGTGCCGGCCAAGCAGCGTATCGGGCAGCTTACCGCACAGATGAAGTCGGCGCAGGAGCAGGCTGCCATCGAGCGGCAGGGCCGCGAGCGCGCGGAAGCTGCTATCGAGCAGTGGAAGCTGCGGGTGCAGACTCAGGAGCGCCAGTCGATCACGATGTTCGGCGAGCAGCTAAAGGCGCAGATCGAGCAGGCGAAGAACGCCATCTCGACGGCGAAGGCGGCTGGCGATGAGAAGGCCGAAACAGACGCGTTCACCAAGCTGGCGAAGCTGGCGGCCGATCAGTCGTCGGTAGAGGCGTACCTGAGCCGCCAGCCGGCGCAGCAGCCGCAGCAGACCCAACAGCAGCAGCCCCAGCGGCAGCAGCCGGGTCCGCAGGTCAAGCCCGAAGTCCAAAACTGGATCAAGGAGAACAGTTGGTTTAACGCCAACTCGCCTGACTTCGATCCGGAGATGCACCAGCATGCGTTCGCTGCGTCGGTTCAATTGGACAGTCGGTATCGCCGGCTAGGCCGCGAGGACCAGATTGGCAGCAAGGAATATCTGGCGGAAGTGGACAAGGCCGTGCGATCAGAGTTTCCGGATGCTTTCGAGGACGAGCCGCAACAGGCCCAGCAGCCGCTGCGCATGCAGGCGCAGGGTCCGGGTGCGGCCGTAGCGCCGCGTAACGGCGTGTTGCCAGCGGGGTACAAGCAGGTGGGCAAGCAGATATCGGTGCCGCTGACGGCTGAGGAGCGGGAGGTGGCGCGCTCGTGGACGCGTACCCATGCCGATGGGCGGTCGTGGACCGAAGCCGAGAAGGAACGTCGGTTCGCCGAACTGAAGTACAAGCAGGCAACCGGCAAGTCGCAGGGCGGCGTTGAGATCAACGTCAACGTGCGCGGCAGCAAGTAGGAGATAGACCATGGCCCGAGGCCGTCCCCCGCGCGACCAGCGCGCCAACCAGCGTCCGAGCATCAACACCCGCACGCGGCTCTATGTGCCGGAGAGCGCCGTGCCCGAGGACAAGGTGTGGCGTTGGGTCAGCGAATCCGTTCACAATGCGCCAAATGATGGCCGCGTCAGCGAGGTGATGATGGCAGGCTGGTCGCCCGTGGATGGCGCGAAGCATCCAGAGATGGTGCCGCCCCCGCTTCCCGGCCGCGAGAAAGACCCGCACAACCTGATCCGGCGTGGCGGTCAAATCCTGATGGAGATCGACAAGTTCACGCACGAGGAGCGCGTGCGGGAGCAGGAGATCGACGCCAACCAGTCGGTCGATGCGATTTCAACGGCGGTAGACGGCCCCGGCATGTCTGACGACGACCGGCTTGTGGTCCACAACAACACGACGAAGTTCGATCATCGTCGGCCGTTCAAGACGTGAAAAAGCCCCGCTGTTTCCAGCGGGGCTAGGGAGGGGGAGAAACCCACAGAAGGAGCCTGAAGTCTGCACAGGCAAATCAGACGTACCATATTTAGAATATGCTTGCAACGAACAACATGATGTGGTAGGCGTCTTGTCCTGGGTTGAAAAACCCTTGCGCGACAATCGTCGCGGTTTCGGTTGGGCCGTTCCACCCCCTCGGCCATGAGCGCGTCTATCGCGGCTGGTGCAGTCACCCCACGAAAGGGCTACTCATGGCATACGGCACGAATGCGCCGTTTGGTCTGCGCCCGACAATGCACCTGGATGGCACCCCCTGGAATGGCGGTCTCCAGAATCTTGCAATCTCCTCGGGCTATTCGACCATCATCGGCTACGGCGATCCGGTTACGCAGCTTTCCGACGGTACGGTTGGGCGAGCGGTTTCCGCCGGTCCCATCCTTGGCGTCTTCATGGGCTGCCAATATTGGGATTCCAA